CTAAAAATCAAAAAAATCATAAAAAGTAATTTTTTGTCGGGGAATATATCGGGGAATTTTATTTGATACTGTCCATAAAAGTTGCTGTGACATTTTCCCCGACCTCGTCTTTGATGTGAGTATATTTACTGGTCATGTAATTAGTTGAGTGTCCTAAAGCAGCCGCCATGTGCTCAATTGGAATACCAGCTATCTGTCCTTGCGTAGCAAAGAAATGCCTCATCATGTGTGGTGTGAAATGGACTTTGCATTTTTTATTAATTTTTTGGAAGAGATAGTAGATATAGTGGTGTCTAATCGGCTTCCCGACAAAAGGCATGTGTACTTTTTTGTCGTCTCCTAAAAAAAGAAAATCTGTTTTGTTTAAAATACGATTGTGGCGCAAGGCTATTTTGATAGAGGTATCAATTGCTTTTTTTAGTAGTTGCGATGTTTCTGCATCTAAGTACACATATCGCTCTGAAGATGCTGTCTTTAGAGCACCACCGTTTTGTCTAGTTCTTGTCCTTGATTCGTCTATCTTTACGACTGCACAATCTTTATCATTAAAAGTTATATTCCCTAGTTTTATGCCAGCTACCTCGCTTCTACGCAATCCAAGATATGTTATCCTAACCATCGCATAGTCGTAGTTATCAAGCGTTTGTCTGGCAACTTTATCCCAAATCTTAAACTCTTGCATAGATCTACGCTTATTTATAGGTTTTATCTTGCTTGTACCAATATCAATAAATTCAATAATATTATCGTCTAGCATTTTATTTTTGACAGCATGATTTAACATGATACTAAAAACATCATGTATATGCTTAACTGTGCTTCTGGAATTGGTATTAAGTAGATTGTTAATGTAGTTTTCGTATTCTATGCGATTGACAGCGTTCATTTTTTTGCTACCAAACTTCGGGCCAATGTGATTTTTAAAGATATTAGCGCGCTCAACGTAAGTGTCGGGAGACCACGCTCCCGCCTTTAATCTGTTATCTACATACATACCCCAATATTGGTCAACTGTCAAATTCTTATTGTAGGAAAATTCATCAGCTTCAATCATTCTTTCGATCTCAGCGAGTACAGACCTTGCTTCTTGTAAGTTTTTTAAATTACTCTTGGATATTTCTTTTTTCTTTCCTTCTAGATAGTAACCTCTTCGGACATAGTAACGTTTACCTTTTTTTGTCTCATAGGTATAAATATTTGGGTATTTTGTTTTGTTGTATTTCATTCTTAAATCCTTTCGTTTTTTGACTTCTGGACGAGGTCGTTTGAAAGGATATTGGCATCACCTCCTTTATATGTTATAATTTAGAATATAAGAAAATGAGCTATTTAAAGCTTACTTCTTATTGATTGCATATTGCCTCACGCTCTCCTCGCTAAAATTGAGCGTGGGGCTTTTTTTATTGACTTTTTGAGGAACAAGGTTTACAATTAAGTTAACGGAAGGACAGCGGTCTAGGCACGATTAGCTTGGGTGGTAAGCGTGAAATGGCTTATCAACTTGCAGTTGAAATTACTGCTACCCTGTCCGTTTTTTATTTCCACTTTTCACATACTTGATAACTATAACCGACATACTTGTTATTGCTATCTCTTGGAAACTTAGAGAGAAGCAGTCGCGAGTATGTTTTTTGTTTCTTCTCAACTCCTCTCCAAAGAGCCCCTGCGACCGCATCCGCAATCTGAACGCCTATTGTAAATTCTGAATCAACGAACACGATAAACGTAAGGTATGTCTTTGACATCGGCTTTCATCAAATAATCATTTATGGATTCGTGCAAATTCAAGCGGTAATCTAAAATAGCTTGAACAGGTACTTTTGAAAAGGTATGTTTTAGGTTAATCTTTTCGACTTTCCCAGTCTCGAAATAATCTTTCGAATAAACAAGGTGTATTCTGTTAATTTCCGAGATTAAGCGTTCAACTTTTTCTAGCATATTAAGTCTCCTCTATAACTCCCAACAGTTTCGCTAATCATCCTAAAGTCGGACTGATTAAATTTGGATGTAGACTTTTTATTTATCAACAGTAAGCATGCTATCTTCGCTTTCTGTAACATAAGTTTTATTAGTCTTATCTTTTATTACTAATAAAGGTTTTTTTAGTTCTTTATTTGTTGTTGTGTATGTCTCATGAACGGTGTCTCTAAGCTTTTGGATTTGTTCAGCTAATTGCATCAAAGCCTCTTCGGAAGCGCCTGAAAAATCATTGCTTGTTGTAACTATTAGATTTTTGCCTTTAGCATCTATAACTGATGTCACCCCGACATCTTTAGGATGGTTTAACCACTTTTGTACCGTTTGGGCAAACTCTATCAATACAGGATAATCTTTATCTTTTTTGGGCGAAGCGTTGTCTTTTTTAGTTTTGACTATTGAAGGTTTTACTTCTTTAGGCTTCTGGGTATCTATGTTGTTTTTAGCGCATGAAGCCAAAAATAATGTTGCTAATAAAATAATTCCTGATTTAAGTGTTCTTTTCATGTTAATCCTCTCTATAAATATCCACAACTTCTCCGATAGTTCTGATATTATCATCTTCAGACAAGTATATTTCTTCGTAGTTGTTGTTCAAGCTTTGAAGATACCAAGCGCCATCATAGTCACGCTTGAGTTTTTTTACAAAGTTTTTTCCGTTAATTTGAAAAATACCAATATCGTTAATATCGACCTGTGAAGTGATATTAATAAACAAAAGGTCGTTGTCTTGAATAAGTGGTTCCATTGAATCGCCAGCTACTTTTGCAATAGTATCATACTCATCGGGGACATCATCAGCACGCAGTTTAACTTCCATATGTAGGTTGTCTTCTTGAAAAGTACCATTACCTGCCGCAACAAGACCCTCGACATAATCATTGATATAATCTTCTGTCTCCTCAAGCTTTTTATCGAACATAGAAACAACTTTATTTTGTTCTTCTAATTGTTCGTTAGCGAAGCTGAGGACTTTTTCTTGTCTAGGTTGTTCTAGTTGTTTCGAAGTTGCTACGATTCCTTGCAACGTTTGATTTTGTACAGGTGTCGGAGTATCGCTCCATCCCATAAAATATGCGGGGTTTGTATTAAGTATTTTTGAAATTTTTTCTAAAACCTCTGTTGGTACTTTTAAAATTTCTCCCTTTTCATACCTATAGATGGTGGTTTTGGAGACCCCGAGTTTTTTAGCTAGTTCTTCAACGCTAACGTTTACTTCTAGCCTGCGCTGTTTCAACTTAGCTCCTATGTCCATAATCAGCTCCTTATCATCTTTATGTTTATAGTATATTACAAACTTTGCAAAATTGCAACAAAAAATGTTGCAAAAACGATAAAAAGATGTTGACTTTTGAAACTCTAGGAGATATAATGTGATTACAAAGTTGCAAAGACGCAACTAGAAAGGAGAGGTTTTATGGTTAATATCCAAAAATTAAAAGGCGCAATTGTTGAAAAAGGGACTACTCAACAAGCCGTTGCAGATAGTATCGGGATTGATAGAAGCACATTCTACCGTAAGATGAAGAGCGGTGGAGCTTTTACGTTAGATGAAGCAGGAAATATTGCACGAGCTATCTCGCTTACAAAAGAAGAAGCAATAGAAATTTTTTTAGCAACGTAGTTGCGTAAATGCAACTACGTTGCTAACGGCGATTTAGAAAGGGTTTTACCATGCCAAAACAAAAATACGGACGTCCATCAACGGGACAAAAAGGAAATAACCGCCCTACCGTGGTTATCAGTCGAGAGAACTATGACGAGGTTGATAGCTTGTCACTTGGTACAGGAATGAGCCGCAGTGCCATTGTTAATTATTTCATCAGTGAGGGCTTGAAAAAAGCACGTATTGAAGAAGTTATCATCAAAACTAAGCGCCTTGTTCTTGAGGACTAGAAAGGAGAAAAGAAAAAATGCTACTAACAGCAGCACTTATCTTAATTTTATTAACGAATATCGCTATCTTAACTATTATTGTCAAAATGGGGAAAGAATAACTGATATTTTCGGAATTTATGAATACGCTTATCAGTTGTGATTTTGATTTTAACTGGCTTTTCATCTAAATAGTAAGAGAAATTTTCTCGACTAGATGGATATACTTCAGTATCTGACTTAAATGGCGATGACTCCCATTGGTAATCTAATGGCATATAATAATTCGGCATTGATAATCCATAATAATCATCAGCTTCATTCTGCATGTCAGCTTCGTATTTTTGAAAGGGATTGAAGCCATTATCGCTTATTAGTTTTCCATCTTTGTTGTAAAGTTCAATTTTTTTAATAATGACTGAAACATTCGATAAGTTACTGATACTAAAATCATACATCCAATCGTAACCTTTATCTACTCTTGAAATATAACAATCAGATAATTTTATCTTAACCATGTTGTAGTAGATAGAGTGAACAAGAGCGATCACAGCAATAATTAGCGCAATGACGCCGATAATTGCATTAAATAATTCCATTTTTATTTTTCCAATCGTTTTTATTTTAATTATACCAAAGAAAGGAGTTTTATGAACGAACTAATCAACATTACAGTAAACGACAATCACGAGCCAGTTGTCAGTGGTCGTGATTTGCACAAAGTGCTTGAAATTAAAACACAATATACAAAATGGCTTGAGCGAATGAGCGAATATGGTTTCGTTGAAAACGAAGACTTCATGGCTATTAGTCAAAAAAGACTAACAGCTCAGGGCAATCAAACTGAATATACAGACCACATTCTAAAACTAGATATGGCTAAAGAAATTGCGATGCTTCAACGGAATGAAAAATCTAAGCAAGTCCGCAAATACTTTATTCAAGTTGAGAAAGACTTTAACAGCCCAGAGAAAATTATGGCACGGGCATTGCTGATGGCTGATAAGAAAGTGCATAAGCTAGAGGCTCAGATTGAGGCTGACCGTCCAAAGGTACTATTTGCTGATGCTGTAAGTGCTAGCCATACCTCTATCTTAGTCGGAGAACTTGCAAAGTTACTCAAGCAGAATGGGGTAAATATTGGAGCAACTCGTCTCTTTACTTGGCTTCGTAAACACGGCTATCTTATCAAGCGCAATGGTCGTGATTGGAACATGCCTACTCAGAAAAGCGTAGAGCTTGGACTTATCAGGGTCAAGGAAACTAGTATCACCCATTCTGATGGCCATATTACAGTAAGCAAGACACCTCTGGTAACCGGAAAAGGTCAGCAATATTTCATCAACAAATTTCTTAATCAAGAATATCTACCAGTTTAGAAACGGAACAAAACTAACGAAGGGAGAAAAATATGCCAGAAGATTTAATCAAACAACTAGAAGTTGGATCGGAATTTCTAGCAAAGACGTGTTTACATAGCAAGATTATTATCACAGTGGATGGTATTCAGCTGGTGGAAACAAAAGAGTTCCACCCTGTGAGCGGAACTCTGCTAGATTAGGCAATACGTGTATAAGTGTGTATTTTAGCTAATCTATGAATATTTGAACCAACAGACCCAACTAGAACGGAACGGTATTCCGTTTGGTTTACATTGTGATAATGGTAAATAGAACCATTATTAAACTCAGCTTCCAAAGTGTTGTTTTCCCAACCGACACTTCGGACGTTACTAGATGAAACGTATTGACGTTGCATAACCTATCCTCCTTCCTAATAGGATAACTAAATTATACAACAGAAAGGAGACACATGAGACCAAAGCGATATCCGTATCAAAAAAATAAATTAATTATCCATTCTAAAAACGCAAAGACAAAAATTGAGCTAGATAGCAGAAAAATAACTATCAATGTTGAAGAAATCGATATTGAGAATTTAGCAAACGAAATTTCAAAAGTGCAACTAGCCAAAGAAAAAGGAGTCTATTGATTGAACAATAGACTCAAAGATAATTAACAAATCTAATCATTATTTTTAGAGAGAGTTCCCATTGAGACGCCTAGAATTTGATCGATAAATAAGCAGACGAAAGGTAAATTAGAAGTTACATTTCCTGAAGAAATATGCGTGACATCAACAAGCCAAATCGCTTTGGGATTACTTTCATCTTTGATAGATTTACGATTTTCTTCGAAACCATCGAAGAAAGCGTCTAAAAACATACCTGTATCACTGTCTTCCTCTGTAAACATTCTACCACAGTAGCGCCCCCAAGAAGTTTCGATAATTAGTTCATTGTTAGTTTTTGTTGCCGCAAAATCTAAAAGATTGATTATTTCATATTTGAACAAGCTATCAGACATTAGTCCTCCTCCTTTCCATAATTTTTGAATACAACATTGAGAGGTCATATTCAAATAAATTATATCAAAATAGAAAGGAAAGCACAACTTATAGTTGTGGATAACTTATTAACAACTATATATTGTGTTTTGGTGAGTGAATAATGTGGGGTAAATTATCAAAAATCTTATCAGAAAGAGGTATGACTATGTATCAACTAGCGAAACTTTCTGGAGTTAACAAAAGTCATTTTAGTGACTTAAAAAGCGGAAAAATAAAAAATTTATCATGGCCCAACATGGTCAAAATTTCTGATGCTTTAGGTGTCAGCCTAGACGAATTTAAATAACAAAAAAAGTCCGACGGGAATCGGACTCAAATCAAAAATCATTTATTTAATTATAACATAAGGAGATAACTATGGACAATATCTTATTGAGTTTGTCCGACTGGATAAAAGAAATTATCGAAAAAACAGTTGATAGGTTAGTCCAAATGAAATTAGACGAACTCAACGCTGAATTATGGACTAGAGAAAAAGTAGCAGATAGGCTTAACATGAGCCCCGGTACTTTTGACAAATACTACAGATACGACAAAAATTTTCCAAAGGAATTGCCAGCTGTCCGTTGGAAAAAAGCTGAAATCATAGCTTGGCTAAATAACAAATATTAAGACTTTTGGACGAGGTCGAGGAGAAACAACGTGAACAAATTAGAACTGTTTTTATTAACAACAACCGTCATCTTAGCGGTCATTGCTAGGGTGCAACACAAAGTCATCAAAAAACACAATTCGTCAGAGAATAAACGCAGAATTTTTAGGGAAGTAGCTATGGAAAACAGTAAAAGGTGGAACGAGAAGCGCTCTAGAGGAGAGGTAGAGAAATGCCTTTTGTAAAACGGTTTACTAAAAAAGAACTTGACAGAGGAAAGGTGGTCAGCTGATGCAGTACATTTTTCAAGACATTAACAGGTAGTTACACAGCTGTTAGCAATGAGTTTATTGATGATAAAGAACTATCTTATAAATCCGTTGGATTGCTATTGACCATCCTAAGAAATAAAGATGAGTGGCGAGTATACCCAGAAGAGCTTGCTAGAAGACATTCTGATGGTTTAGCTTCTGTAAGAGCAGGCCTTAGAGAGCTTGAGAAGGCAGGATATGTTAGAACTTACAAAAAGATAACTAGGCGTTCTGAGGGACTGCAACATTACCGTTTCTGTTCGGATTGTAAGATTAGTGATGAAGTTTTTCAGCAATTAGTTGAGCAATTAGAAAATGAACTCTCCGACTAAAATGCGATTTTCTAAAGTTAGAAAATCTAAAGTTAGAAAATCTAAAGTTAGAAAATCGCACACTAATAAGTACTAACACTAAATAAATACTAAATAATAATAAATACTAACAGACAATAAGATGATGAAGAAGAAAGGAGAAGCATTGGACAAAAAAGAACTGTTTGATAATTTCCAAAATAATTGGATGCGTCTCTTATCCCCGTTTGAGATTGAAGACATTAACAAGTGGATTGACGAAGAGAAGATGCCTGTTGAAGTTGTTAACGAGGCACTAAAATCGACAATTCTATATAACGCACCTAACCTCAGATATCTAAACAGAGTGCTAAATAACTGGAAACGACAAGGGATTGATACAGTCGAGAAAGTAGAATTTGCTAGATTGCAATTTGAGAATAAAAAGCTAAGTCAAGGTAAAGGTCAACTTTCCAACGTCCCAAGCTGGTCGAATCCAGACTACAAAGAACCAGATTTAAAAGAATTTGCTCTAGGAAGCATAGACGGTATAGAAGATGGATCAGGAGATTTTTAATTTTTTTAACAAACAAATCAAAAAAGATTTTGGTAAAACGGCAAGTAAAGAGACTTTTACTAAGTTTGCTAGTTACTGCGCCGAAGGAATCGAAAAAAATGGAGTTAAGCCAATTTTTAATTGGATAAACCTATACGCTTTTGGAACCGGTATGACAACGGCAGAAGCAGACCGGTTGAGAATAGAGCGATATAAACAGGAGAATGCGTTATGACAAAACAACATAGAGAAACGCTTATCTGGTACCGAGCAAGTCACAAAGAGCGTGAGAAGTTGCTTGATTTCGGGCTAGTTGATAAAACACAGTACGTGACACTATTGCGGCAATTGCGCAAGAAATATGCGATTTAGGGGGAAAGAGTATGAATGAAGAAATAAAAGGTGTAGGCATTCCATGTGGGTATAACCCAGTGATTTTGGGAAGTGTAGTAGATGGAGATAAGAAGTTACTCGTAGATGTTGCTAATTTAATGTATGGGGATATTATGATGGGTAATCTCGTTCAACTGGAAACATTCCATAATTGCGAAACACCAGCATTTTCAGATATGTATGATAGATACAAGGAGAAAATAGATTGGGCGAATCACATGTATCTTGTCGAGACCGATGCGCTATCAGGCACCATCTATGCTTGCGGACATAGTAAGCGTGGGGAGTGGACTGTTTTTGCAAAGACAGCAGGCTATGCGTAGGAGGGAGTATGGGGTTACTAAATAATCTAACAGACTTAGAAAAGCGAGTGTTTTGCTTTATCCCCATGGGAGCAGAGCGAAAAGTGTCTAATCAAGACATTCAGACAGCTTTTGGGTTAACTGATAGAGAGGTTAGACAAATTGTTTATGACTTAATCCAAAAAGGTGTACCTGTTGTCGCTAGCAAGCAAAAAGATGGCGGCTATTATCTGCCTACTACAAAAATTGAGCGTCAAGAAGGCCTTAGAGCTAATAAAAGTCAGGTTAGATCAGAGATTAAGCGAATAAAAGCTGTTGAATCTATCGATTTAAACGAGTTTGCTAAAACTGCTAGAGAGGTGCGAAATGGTCGAAATTAGAATAAACGGTGAATTAGTCACCTTTGACAGCAATTTTAGAGATGCGCTTATCTTTACGATTGATGGTCTAAAAGGCAGCGAAGAGCCAACACTAAAGCGGACATACCAAGAATTTAAAGACTATACGGATGAGGACTTGATGGACTATATCGAAACAGAATTTGATGTACGTCCAGAACTAATCGTTAATCGCAGGATTGACAGCAAGTGGTACACTAAGCAGCACATTTTGGATGATTAAAACACGGAAAGAGGAAATAAATGGCCTACTTATATGAACTTGAGGGAATCGCCGCTTATCTGGACAGTTTAGATTTAGACGGCGAAACCTTCCAAAATACGCTTGACAGCATTGACTTTCAGTCAGACTTGGAAAACAACATTGAATATTTTGTCAAAATGTTAAAAAATGTGCAGGCTGATGCTGAAATGTATAAATCCGAAAAAGAAGCTTTTTATAAAAAGCAAAAACAAGCGGAAGCCAAAGCGAAAAAATACAAAGAAACAATCAGGCTTGCAATGGAATTGAGCCAAAAGAAAAAAGTTGACGCTGGAATGTTTAAGGTGTCTTTGCGAAAAAGCAAAAAAGTAGAGATTTTGGACGAAACAAAAATCCCTCTTGATTACATGCAAGAGAAAACGGAATACAAACCAATGAAATCTGAAATTTCTAAAGCTTTGAAAGCAGGAATTGATATTTCTGGAGTTGAACTAATCGAAACAGAAAGCTTGCAGGTAAAGTAAATGACTATGACTTTTGCAGAATTGCAGACAAAAATGCAAATAACAAAAACAACAAAACAAGGTGTTAAATATACGTTTCGCAACGCAGAAGATATTTTTACACACTTTAAAACACTAAATAGTGGGTGGGAGTTAACGGTATCTGACGAATTGGTGGAATTGATCGGCAGAATTTTTATCAAAGCAACAGCAACTGCTAGAATCGACGATGAACAACACCAAGCGACAAGATATGCTGAATTAGACAGCGTTCCTGTTTTAAATACTAAAGACTACAAAACAGGAGAACCTAAACAGATACAACAAATGCAAGTCCCACAATGGACTGGTGCAGTGAGTTCGTACGCAGGCAAGTATGCTTTGCAAGGGCTGTTTGGAATTGGTGAGGAAGATGTAGATGCGATTGTTACAGAAGATACGCAACGCAAAGAACAAAAAAACTCCCAACGGATAACCTTTAAAACTCCTAAAATAAGCAATATCCAAGTCGAGACTTACAAGTCTGATTTAAATGATATTGCGAAAGCCACAAATCAAAATGTTGAAGAGTTAACAAAATGGCTAACCGATACGTTGAAAGTGAAGGCGCTAGAAGATTTGCACACCGAACACATTGTTTCGGCAGACGAATTAATTAATAAACTCAAAAAGAAAGCAGGACTAAAAAATGATTAATAATATTGTGCTTGTAGGTCGCATGACCAAAGATGCAGAGCTTCGTTATACAGCGAGTCAAGTAGCTGTTGCTACCTTCACACTTGCAGTTAACCGCAGATTTAAAGAGCAAAACGGAGAACGAGAAGCTGATTTTATTAACTGCGTTATCTGGCGGCAGTCTGCTGAAAATTTAGCAAACTGGGCTAAAAAAGGTGCCTTAATTGGTATCACAGGTCGTATCCAGACACGCAACTACGAAAACCAACAAGGTCAACGTGTCTACGTGACGGAAGTTATTGCAGAGAACTTCCAAATGTTGGAAAGTCGCAATCAACAATCTGGTCAAGGTAACTCTTCGCAAAACGATAACAGTCAACCGTTTGGCAATCCAAACCAGATGGACATCAGTGATGACGATTTACCATTTTAAAAACATATGGCGAAAGAGCGTAGACAAAGAGTATATGCTGTTTACGACAACGACACTTTTGTAGATGTCGGAACAAAACATGAGTTAGCGGAGAGGCTAGGTATAGCGGCTAATTCCGTTACGTTTATAGCGTCACCGGCATATAAAAAAAGAAGACCCAACGTCAGGCATGCCGTGTTTATTGGATACGAAGACGAATTGGAGGAGTAGTGGTTAAGTTTATAATACCGATTGAGCCAAAACCGCAAAAACGCCCACGCTTTAGCAGATGGAGTGGGGCTTACGAGGATGGAGATATGATGGTATGGCGGAAGCAGGTCACAGACTATGTTAAAAACAATTACGAAGGGCCTTATTTTGACGACGGTTTAAAAGTTGATGTTACTTTTTATCTAAAAGCACCAGAATTGGTGTCTAAAAAGCCGTCAGAGCGTGCCAGAGATAAGACTAAACAAAAGTATCAGGATTATATAAATGAGCTCTTATATGTGCCGAAAAAACCNGATTTAGACAACCTTGAAAAAGCAGTCTATGACTAGACATATACAAACGTATAACTTCGTATAGCATACATTATAAGATAGTAGCATAGCAAAATAACAAGAAGAGATAACCTTTTAACCACTGACTATTTATTTAGTCGCCAACTTTAACTACCGTCGAACTTGTTATTTTGCAGCCAAAAGGCAAGTGGAAAGGCTGAGACGATTTAAATGGTTTTGCAGGTTCGACTCCTGCCGTCTCAATTACCCAGAGATTACACACTGTGACATTGCGGGATGTAATCAAAGTAAAAAGAATCACGGAACTTTGCAATGTCCGCCGTGAGTTAACACCCTTATTCGACATTGGCGTGCCCTTGAGGAAAATACGCAATCTGGGTTCGGTGTTAATAATTAAGACTTAGCAATGCCTCTTGACAATGCGTACCAGCGCTAAGTCGATGTCAAGGTTGGACAAGACAGTGCCAACCGACATATTAACCGCAAGTTCAAAAACAAGGGTCGCAACCTTGCTTGTGGTTAGTGGGAACGCTGGCAGCTATGTGTCGGTTCGATTCCGACTGTTCCTGTTCGATAAATAGAAGTGTCCCAGAATGGGGTAGGCAATAGGCTTAGAATTCATTCGCTATTTATCTATGGTTAACCAATTAGTCATCACATTGTGGTGGCTTTTTATTATTGATTGGAGGTGGTTCAGTGAGTGGATAAATTGACCCCGAAACAAGAAATGTTTGTCCAAGGTATTATCACTGGACTGTCTCAAAGACAAGCATACAGAAAAGCATATAAAGCCGAAAAAATGAGTGATGAAACGGTTGATTCTAGAGCAAGCGAGCTCTTAAAAAACGGTAAGGTTACGGTAAGGTATCGTGAGTTGCTCAAACAGTTCTCAAACATGTCTCTTTGGTCACGAGAACAAGCATTTAACGAGTACGAATGGCTGAAAAACAAAGCAAGACAAGACATTGAAAACGAAGGTGTTAGACAAGCAAACTCTAACGCTTTTTTGTCTGCTCTTGATGGGATGAACAACATAGCATTTAAAGAGCTTGAACTAGAAGACAAGAAACTCGCTAAAGAAATCGAGCTGTTACAAATTAAGCTTGATGCTGAAAAAGGCGCTAAGCCTGATACCCATTTGATGGAAAAACTGCTGGAGGTAATCGAGGATGGCGGTTAGGATAAAAAAGTTATCCACAAAACAAAAAGACATCATTAGACGCCCTTTTAACTACGAATTAGAGGTCAATGAGGGAACGCCTCGTAGTGGAAAGACCACAGCTGGGCACTTTCGTTATGCTAGGTATCTGATTGAGTCAGAAGATGAAAATCACCTTGTGACGGCTTACAATCAAGAACAAGCTTATCGTTTGTTTATCGACGGCGACGGTACAGGTCTGATGTATATATTTGATGGTAACTGTGAAATCAAACACGATGAACGAGGAGATCACTTACTAATCATGACACCAAAAGGCAATAAACGCGTCTATTACAAAGGTGGGGGTAAAGTTAATAGCGTTGGTGCTATTACAGGTATGTCTCTAGGCTCAGTGGTCTTTTGTGAGATTAATCTACTGCATATGGATTTTATCCAAGAGTGTTTTAGACGGACTTGGGCGGCTAAGCTACGTTATCATCTAGCAGATTTAAACCCGCCTGCACCACAGCACCCAGTAATAAAAGACGTTTTTGATGTGCAAAATACACGATGGACTCATTGGACCATGGACGATAATCCAATATTAACTGCGGAGCGTAAACAATCCATTATCAATAACCTGCGCAAGAATCCATACCTGTACAAACGAGATGTGCTCGGACAGCGGGTCATGCCTCAAGGGGTTATTTATGGCCTTTTTGACATGGAAAAAAATGTTCTAGACACTTTGATTGGCGAGCCAGTGGAGATGTATTTCTGTGCAGATGGTGGGCAATCTGATGCCACCTCTATGTCTTGTAACATCATAACAAGGGTTAGAGATAATGGCAAAATAAGCTTTAGACTTAACCGAGTGGCTCACTACTATCATAGTGGAGCAGATACTGGTCAAGTAAAAGCTATGTCAACCTACGCAATAGAGTTAAAAGTTTTTATGGACTGGTGCATTAAAAAGTATCAGATGCGCTATACAGAGGTGTTTGTAGACCCCGCCTGTAAATCTTTAAGGGAGGAGCTGCATAAGTTGGGTGTCTTTACTTTAGGAGCACCAAACAACTCTAAAGATGTATCTAGCAAAGCCAAAGGTATCGAGGTAGGTATTGAGCGTGGCCAAAATATAATCTCAGATGGCGCTTTTTATCTCGTTAATCATAGCGAGGAAGAGTATGACCACTACCACTTTTTAAAAGAGATAGGGCTATATAGTCGTGATGACAATGGCAAACCTATCGATAAAGATAACCATGCCATGGACGAGTTTAGGTACAGCGTCAACGTGTTTGTGCATCGGTATTACAACTAAAGGAGTTGCTTAAATGGGAGTAATCCAAAAAATAAAAAATCTTTTTACAAGGAGTAAATACGTGATGACAACGCAGAGTCTTACAAATATAACTGATCATCCTAAAATAGCTATCAGTCAGCTAGAGTACGACCGTATAACAACCAATCTAAAGTACTACAAGAGCGATTGGGATAGTGTCTTATATCTAAACACCGATGGCGAGACTAAAAAAAGGGACCTTAATCACCTGCCAATTGCTCGTACAGCTGCCAAAAAGATTGCCAGTCTTGTCTTTAATGAGCAGGCAGAGATTAAGGTTGATGATGATGCGGCTAATAAATTTATTAGTGAGACACTAAAAAACGACCGCTTTAATAAAAACTTCGAGCGATATCTCGAGAGCTGTCTAGCCTTGGGTGGCTTAGCCATGAGGCCCTACGTTGATGGCGACAAAGTTAGAGTAGCGTTTGTCCAAGCGCCTGTTTTTTTGCCACTACAGAGCAACACGCAGGATGTTTCAAGCGCTGCTATTGTTATTAAGTCCATTAAGACAATTAATGGCAAAGAGGTCTATTATACCTTGATAGAATTCCATGAGTGGCACAGCTCTGATGATTATGTTATCTCAAATGAGCTATATCGCTCGGATGATAAAACTAAGGTAGGTAGCCGAGTGCCGTTATCTGAGGTATACGAGTACTTAAAAGACGAGGCTAAAGTTACAGATGTGACTAGGCCTATCTTTACTTATCTCAAGACCCCTGGAATGAATAACAAGGATATTAATAGCCCTCTAGGCTTGTCAATCTTTGATAATGCTAAGACAACGATTGACTTTATCAATACGACCTATGACGAATTTATGTGGGAAGTTAAGATGGGTCAACGTCGAGTTGCTGTGCCAGAGAGCTTGACTGCTTTAACTGTTCGTACCGCTGATGGCGATGTTGTTCCAAGGCCTCGCTTCGAGTCTGATCAAAATGTCTATATTCGTATGGGCGGCAGGGATTTAGACTCAAGCGCAATACAGGACCTAACAACACCTATTAGAGCTGATGACTATATCAAGGCCATCAACGAGGGGCTGTCGTTATTTGAGATGCAAATAGGTGTATCTGCTGGATTATTTAGTTTTGATGGCAATAGCATGAAGACTGCGACAGAAATCGTCTCTGAAAACTCAGACACGTATCAAATGAGAAATAGCATTGTCGCTTTAGTAGAGCAATCACTAAAAGAGTTAGTTATTTCTATCTTTGAGATTGCAAGAGCTTATGATTTGTACCAAGGCGAAGCTCCCGGCATGGATAACATCAGCATAAGTCTTGATGATGGTGTTTTTACAGATCGAGACGCTGAGTTAGACTACTGGATAAAAGTTGTTAATGCTGGCTTTGGCACTCGTGAGATGGCAATCCAAAAAGTGCTAAACGTGACAGAGGAAAAAGCTCAAGAAATAGCTGCAGAAATTAATACTGGAATCGTTGACGACATCAACCAACAGCGAACGGACACACATTTATACGGAGAGTGATTAGATGAAAAAGAAGCCTATTAAGTTAAATGACGAACAGCTTCTTTTGGAGGCTAGTCAAGTATCTGATACCTATCATCGGTTGACTCTAGAGTTATTTGATCAAGTAATTGAGAGGATAAAAGCCAGAGGCCCAGCGAGCTTAGCGGATAACCCTTATCTTTGGCAAGCTAATAAGTTACACGAAGCTGGTCTGCTTAATGCAGATAATATTAAGCTCATTGCAAAGTATTCTGGCATTGCGGAAGCTCAACTTCGCTATATCATTGAGAATGAAGGATTAAAAATTTATAAAAATACATCCGAACAGCTAGAAGAGGCTTTGGGTAGAGAGTCACAAGTTAGCAGTAATATCCAAGATGACTTATCTAACTATGCCAGACAGGCTGTTGATGATGTGCATAATTTGATTAACACCACCTTACCAATTAGTGTCATAGGAGCTTATCAAGGGATAATCCAAGACGCTGTTGCTGGTGTGGTGACAGGCTTAAAAACACCTGACCAAGCTATCAATCAAACTGTGATGAAGTGGTTTAAAAAGGGTTTTTACGGCTTTACAGATAAAGCTGGGAGAAAGTGGAGAGCGAACTCTTATGCTCGTACCGTTATCAATACTACGACTTGGCGAGTCTTTAACGAAGCCAAAGAAGCCCCTGCTAGGGAGTTTGGCATTGATACCTTCTATTACTCAAAAAAAGCTACAGCTAGAGAGATGTGTGCACCTTTGCAACATCAAATTGTCACCACTGGCGAAGCGAGAGAAGAAGGAGGAATAAAAATCTTAGCTTTATCTGATTACGGGCATGGTGATCCTGATGGATGCTTGGGAATCAACTGCAAGCACACTAAAACGCCATTTGTCGTCGGTGTGAATAGTAAGCCAGAATTGCCAGAGCATCTAAAAAATATCACTCCTGCACAAGCTAAAGCTAATGCGAATGCGCAAGCTAAGCAGAGGGCAATTGAGAGATCAATCCGTAAAAGCAAAGAGCTACTGCATGTTGCAAAGCAATTGGGTGATAAAGAGTTGATTAGGCAATATCAATCGGATGTTAGAAGTAAACAAGATGCACTTAATCATCTTGTCAATAGTGACTTTTTGATAGAAAGTAAGTCTAGGTCTAAAATGTTTGTTACAGACCTGATGAAGCGTGAAATTGTGATGAAAAAAGGGCTAATCAATGATATAATAGGCTTACAGACAAGTGACGGAATCACTATAAAAGAAATTAGCGGACACCTCCTGGAAAGAATTTATGAGAGGGGTGTCTCTGAGAGTCACATCGCTACTGCATTAGCTAACCCTATTTACATTAGACCTGATGCAGTAGATGGCGGTGGGAAAGTTTCAAGGCGCTATGTAGGCACCCATGTTACCGTAAATATTAACCCACATACAGGTAAGATTATAACTACTTGGAAGACTGGTGAAAGGACAAGGAGGAAGTATGACAATCAGAGAAATGTTGATAAGTAATCAAATATTAAATAATGATGATATTGATTTTATGTTATCTGTCAATCAAGATGTCTCTCCTTTGTTTGAGCTTGAAGATAATGACGATAACTGGGATGTATTAGTGGATAAGTTACAGCAGACATCTAGCCATTTAATGGAAGATGGTGAAAGCGTCTCAGATAGACCCAAGAAGTTTGATGATCTAGTTGATAAAATATCAGCAATTTAATCTTATAAGCATTTAGCTAAAAGCTAGGTGCTTTTCTTATGCTTAAAAACAGGAGAAAACAATGAATAAACGAATCAAAAAGAAACGTAAACTAGAAACAGCAATTTTGATGCTGGTTGCGGAAAATGCTATGCAAGCAGAAGCTATTAAGAACCAAAACAAACAAATTGCAGAGCTGAGAGCGATTATACAACAAAACGTCCAAGCAACAAATAGAGAGTTTGCAGCAGTTAAATCAGCGACACTAGACAATCAAGCTGCCATCAAGTCAATCGGTGATGAGGTTGCCTACATCAAGAAAAATTATAAGCGTAAGTGGGGTAAGAAATAATATGGTGTTAGAGCAAATTGAACCAGATAGCATTAGAAATCAACGTCTGGTTGTGAATAGCCCTGAAATGGTAACAATCACAAAAGCAGAATATGATCTTTTGATTGAAATTAAAAACAAATTTTTAAAGTCGTAGCAATACGGCTTTTTATTGTGCCTTTATCCGCAGGCGTTAAAGAACGGAAATCAGCGACCTATCGCTTTTATAGGAGGAAATGCACATGGAAAATGTGACAAACGAAAACGTCGACCAAGAGACTACTGGCTTGGAAAATAATCAACAAGAAGATAAAGCATTTACACAAGATGATCTGAATCGAGTGGGAACTAAAGAGCATTCTAAAGGCTATAACAAAGCGGTTAAAGACTTAGGTTTTGATGACGTGGAATCAGCCAAGGATGCACTAAAAGCCTTCAAAGAGTGGCAAGAGTCACAAAAAAGCGAGTCAGAAAAACAGACAGAAATCTTGAATGCTAAAGACAAAGAGCTTGAGGAAGCTCGGGCAAACAATAAGGCTCTTAACGCAAAGCTAGCAGCAATGTCTTTAGGTGTGAACGCTGAATCTATTGATGATGTGATTGCACTATCTGAGCGTCTTGTCACTGACGAGACAAGCATAGAGGATGCAATCAAAACGGTTTTGGGTAAGTATCCTCACTTTGGCCAAACAAAGGATAAAGCTCCCAAAATCACAGTGGCAGGCAACCCGTCTGCTGATAACGGACAAGGTTCGGTGTCTAAGGAAGACTTTGCAAAGATGTCTTACCAAGAAAAACTGGACCTAAAACTAAAAAATAAGAATCTTTATGACCAATTGAAAGGAAATTAAAAAATGGCAGTAGGAACAACTAAAATGGCACAAATGCTAGACCCTGAGGTTCTAGCGGATATGATTGACGCAGAGGTAGGGAAAGCGATTCGCTTTGCTCCTCTCGCTGAAGTAGACACAACTTTAGAAGGACAACCAGGTACAACTTTAACAGTGCCTAAATGGGATTACATCGGTGACGCAGAAGATGTTGCTGAGGGTGAAGCTATCCCAATGACTCAACTTGGCTTCAAAAAGACTACTATGACCATTAAAAAAGCCGGAAAAGGTGTCGAAATCACTGATGAAGCTATCTTATCTGGATATGGGGATCCTGTAGGTCAGGCTGCTAAACAAATCGTTGAGGCTATTGACCACAAAGTCGATGCAGACGTGCTTGACGCGTTAAGTAAATCGACTCAAACTGTGGAAGCTACTGCTACGGTTGATGGTGTATCTAAAGCGCTTGATATTTTTAATGACGAAGATGACGCAGAGACAGTCATTGTCATGAATCCGGCGGATGCCTCTACCCTACGTTTAGATGCCGCGAAGGAGTGGTTAGGTGCTACCGAGGTCGGAGCAAATCGTGTTGTCTCTGGTGTTTATGGTGAAGTTTTAGGGGTACAAATTGTGCGTTCTCGCAAATGCCCTAAAGGCACTGCTTATATGGTCCGCAAAGGTGCACTACGTATCATGCTTAAACGTAACACAATGGTTGAAACAGGCCGAGATATCACAAAAGCGATCAATCAAATCGTAGCTAATAAGCATTATGGTGTTTATCTTTATAAAGCAGAAAAAGCCGTTAAGATTACACTGAAAGATGTCGCAAAAAAGTAGCTAAGGCTAAGGCTGCCAAGAGAGAGGAAGATGACGCTCTCGAGTCTTAGCCGATGGAGGTGGTTATTATCGCTTTTTTAACGCAAAAAGAATTTGAAGATTTGGGTTTTGACGATGTAGAAGATTTTGAAAAAATGGAAAAACGTGCTAGCCACGCTGTCAATCTTTACTGTCGTAATCGCTATGATTACAAAGATTTTAAAAAAGAAATAGCCCTAGTGCAAAAGGCTGTAAAGCGGGCAATCGCTTATCAGATAGCATATTTAAATGACTCAGGAGTAATGACAGCAGAGGATAAACAATCCTTTGCTGGAATATCTCTAGGACGGACAAGTATTAGCTATACTGTCGGGCATGGTCAAGGCAGCCAACAAAAAACTCTGGCAGACAGGTTTAATCTCTGTCTAGATGCAGAGAATGAGTTACTAGCTGTTGGTTTAGGATATACGGGTATTAGCTATGATCGATAAAAGACTGCTTATTGACAAACTGCAGGTAAAACTTGTCAAAGATAAAGGTGATTATGGAGGGTTTGTCTATGACGAACCTTTTACACTCTCTCCCGTTAGGTTTGACCGTAATCTTGCAACCGCAGGTAAAGATAATGCAAGGCAAGAGACTAAGCCGTCGGTTATCTTTATTTATCCTAAATACTGTAAGACAGTAGCCGATAAGTCATGGGTTGATGCTGTTGTCACTGATGGTGATACTGAGTACACCGTTGATAAAGTGATACCAGTCTACCACCCACTAACAAACAAAATTTTTTGTTTTGAAGTGGAGGTTATCTAATGGCTAAGGTAGTGGTAGAGTTGGGAGGCATCAAGCGTAAAGTATCTCCGCAAGCTTTAGCTAAAGGAAAGCTCATCATGAACAACCAAGTCATGATGTCCATGAACCCTTATGTTCCTTACAGAGACGGAGCTTTGAGAGGAAGCTCGAGAGCTAACAGTGTAGGTGTAACGTGGAGCGGACCACACGCCAGAGCCCAGTTTTATGGTGGTGCTTACAACAAGTACAAGTCTTTTAAATTTAAAAAGTACACAACGCCTGGAACTGGTAAGCGATGGGATAAGCGCGCACTAGCTAATGCTACAATTGTCAAAAGCTGGGAACGGGCGCTACTGAGAGGAATGGGTTTTAAATGACAAATGATTTTGCAACTGTTTTGAGGCAATTTGTCGAAGGATTAGACTTAGGTATAAAGCCTAGACTTGACTATCTAACAAGACAAGAAGATCTAGCCATTTATCCAATGCCAGGCGGGAAGGTAAATAACGAGTACATGGACGGTACTCGTGAGATAAGCCTGCCTTTTGAGATTGCAATCAAAACTAAAAATCAGGAGTTAGCAAGCACTGTGATGTGGACTATTAACAGTGCTTTGTCTAACTTTGACTTAAAATTACCAAGTCTTAATCATTCGTACACATTTACTAGCCTTGATGTCGAAAAGCCGTTTTTAAATGACTTAAGCGATCAAGGTTTTTATATTTATGTGCTGGATATTACAGCACACTTAGAAATAGAAGGGAATAACTAATGAGACAAAAGAACGCCCTACGTGGGCATTTTATTGCACCTTACAAAACAGGTGCCAAGGAAACGGATGTCACAAAAGAAAATCTTTTGGAGCTAGCTAAGTGGATTAAAGATGTATCTGATGATACCGACGAAAAAACAGAAGATGAAGCGTATTATGACGGTGACGGAACCGAAGAAACCACGGTAGTTGGTGTAAAAGGTGCCTATACTTTTGAGGGTACCTACGATCCTGATGATAAAGCGCAAGCTCATATCGCAAGTTTAAAATACAAGCTCGGTGATGATCGTAAAGTTTGGCATCGGGTAGTTTCGTCAGATGGTAAGAAGCAGTGGACTGGGGTTGCAACAGTGACAGAAATTATTGCTGGTTCTGGTGCTGCTGCCGATTTTGAAGCCTTTGGCTGTAAGATTACTTACAATTCATTGCCAAAAGAAAGCGTCCCAAGCGAGGTTTAGTAAGGTTGGGCTAACTGCTCAACCTTTTATTTTTTAAGGAGGAATTATGTCTGGAATTGTAGTTGACCTAAAGCGCACAGGGTTTCCGGTCAAAATTGGTCAGGTAGAGCTTTGGTTTGATACAAGCCAAGAGCGATTGATTGAGTTTTTTGATATAGAGGCCGAGGTTTCACGTCGTTTGAACGAGTACGAAAAACAGGTTATCGAAGCCAACTTAGACAACGAAATTGAAGATAAAGGGGTTACGAAAGATGTTGCCCAAAGTGCTTTAGATTTGGAAGCTAAATACTTAGAAATCAATTATGATCTACTATTCGGAGAAGGTACATTTGCACAGCTCTACGCGGAGTATCCCGACAAAGAAGCACTCGAGAATACTCTGGAAATTGTTTGCAGGGAAATCGAGGTCAAACTCAAAGAGTTAGCTATCGAAAGAGAAAAAATCGTTAAGCAGAAAACGAAAAAGTACAAAAAGGAGTAGCCTATGAAACTAAACGATCCATTAGTAGAGTCGTTTGAGTTTAGAGGTGAAACCTATCCTATTGATTTGAGCTTTAACAAGGTTTTAGATGTCTTTGATGTTATTGATGATGATTTTTTAAACGAGGCGGAAAAGTGTTTCTTGTGTCTTGATATTTTATTAGATAGAACGGATTTGCCTTTTACTTACGCTGTGGATCTTTGGATTTATATCAAAAAAAATTATATTGATACGGAAAGGCCTGAGAAACCTCAGCTCGACATCAAAGGGAATCCAATGCCTGTAGTAAAAGAAAAAGAGGATAACAAAAAAGTCATTGATTTGAGTTTAGACGCTGAGTTTATCTATGCGAGCTTTAGGCAAGCCTACCAAATCAATCTTTTAAAAGAGCAAAACAGATTGTCTTGGGTTGAATTCAAGGCTCTTTTAAATGCTCTTCCAGACGATACTATCATGCAACGTATCATAGCTATTAGGCAGTGGAAAGATGATGGCAAAGGCGATAAGGACTATAGAGATAACATGCGTAAGTTAAAGGCTAAGTACAGTTTAGATGACGGAGAGGAGGAAGACGATGGCAGCTGATGGTAAGGTAACGATACTTGTTGACGTTGATGGTAAGCAGGTAAAGGTACTCAATAGTGAGTTAGATAAAGTTGCCAAGCACGGTGACAAAGGCAGCTCCTCTCTTAAAAAATTTGCGGTTGGTGCAGGAGTCTTTAAATTAGCTTCGGCTGCAGTTGATTTGGTTACCCAATCTCTTGGTAAGGCTATCACAAGATTTGACACTCTGGAAAAATATCCAAGGGTGATGAAAGCAATGGGGCATAGTGCTGAGGATGTTGCAAGGTCAACAGATAAGCTGGCTAATGGGATTGATGGTTTACCGACTACCCTTGATGAGGTCGTTGGAACAGCTCAACGGTTGACCTCTATTACGAAAGATATCAACAAATCAACAAATCTCACACTGGCTTTAAACAATGCCTTTTTAGCTTCAGGGGCATCCTCTGAGGCTGCCAGTCGAGGGCTGGAGCAATATGCCCAAATGCTATCAGCCGGTAAGGTTGACATGCAAGCTTGGAAAACTCTCCAAGAAACAATGCCTTATGCCTTGCAACAAACTGCGGAAGCTTTTGGCTTTGCAGGAGCATCTGCTCAAAAGGATTTTTATGAGGCGTTAAAAAATGGCCAAATAACATTCGATCAATTTTCTAATAAGTTGATTGAGTTGAATAACGGTGTCGGCGGTTTTGCAGAGCTTGCCAAAGAAAATAGCAAAGGGATTGAAACCTCTTTTAACAACATCAAGAATGCTATCGCAAAAGGCGTGGCCAATAGCATTAAGGCTTTGGATGATTTGTCTAAGGCTGCAACAGGCAAGAGCATAGCTGACCATTTTGATAGTTTGAAAGTTGTTATCAATGCTTCTTTTAGTGCGATCAATGCAAGCATTAAAGCTAGTACACCGCTATTTAAACTTTTGTTTAGTGTTATTGGTGCTGGAATATCAGTCGTTAAAGCTCTGTCGCCCGCCTTAGTTGGTGTAGCATCTGGTCTAGCTGCCATGAGGGCAGTTAATGAGACCATAACAATGATTAAAGCGCTAAATAGAGCTTGGGTTATGGCATCTGCATCAATGAGTATTGGAGCAACAATCATTAAGACTGTGACTGCGGTACAAGCGGTAAGTACCACGATGACTAAAGCTGATATGGTCGCAAGGCTGTCTCAGTTAGGTGTCTTAAAAGCCAGTACAGTTATTTATGGTGTTATGACAGGAGCTATCAGTTTATCTACTGCTGCAACCATAGCCAGTACCGCTGCGGTAACTGCTCTTAAAGCGGCACTTGTAGCCTTAACAGGTCCCGTTGGTTGGGTAGTAGGTGCGATTGGTGCGTTAGTTGCTGTTGGAGTAAGTTTGTGGTCATGGCTAACTAAAGAGTCAGGTGAGACTAAAAAGCTGAAAAAAGAACAAGAAGGGCTAGTTGAAAGCAATAAACAGCTAAGAGATTCTGTCCGTGAGGGCGTGCAAGAGCGTAAGAAGGGCCTTGAGTCCGTCAAAGAAAGCACTGCTGCTCATCAAAAATTAGCTAATGAAATCATTAAGTTAGCAGCCAAAGAAAACAAAACTGCAGGCGAAAAACGAAATCTGAAGAATAAGATTGACGAGCTTAATGGATCTATTGATGGCTTAAACTTGGCCTACGATAAAAACTCAAACTCTCTTTCGCACAACGCAGATCAAATTAAGTCACGCATTAGCGCTATGGAAGCAGAAAGCACATGGCAAACAGCGCAACAAAACCTGTTAAATATTGAACAGAAACGTAGTGAGATTAGCAAAAAACTAGCTGAAAATGCGGAGTTGCGCAAAAAATGGAATGAAGAAGCCAATGTCTCAGACTCCGTCCGAAAAGAAAAGATTGCCGAGCTTACAGAAGAAGAGGGCAAGCTTAAAAACATGCAGACTCAACTGCAAGAGGAATATAACAAGACATCAGCTACTCAACAAGCTGCTGCAGACGCAATGGCCGCTGCTGAAGAATCAGGATCAGCAAGACAGGTTTTGGCCTACGAAAATATGTCAGAAGCTCAACGAACTGCCATAGACAATATGCGCACTAAGTACTCTGAACTTTTAGAGACAACGACATCTATTTTTGATGCTATCGAGCAAAAGACAGCTCTGTCAATTGAGCAAATGAATGCCAACCTTGAGCAGAACAGGTTAGCTACTGAACAGTGGGCTACTAATTTGGAGATTTTGGCTCAGCGTGGTGTGGATCAAGGTATCTTGGAGCAACTAAGGCGCATGGGCCCTGAAGGAGCCACACAGACGCAAGTTTTTGTGGATGCAACAGACGCAGAATTAGCACCTTTGCAGGAAAACTTTAGAGCAGCCACAGAAACTGCTAAAAATGCAATGGGGAGCGTCTTAGACTCAGCAGGTGTGGAAATGCCAGAAAAAGTCAAGGGCATGGTTACAAATGTTTCTACGGGGTTACAGACCGAACTGCAAGCTGCTAACTTTGCTCAACTTGGCCAAGAAATCCCTAATGGAGTTTCTCAAGGTATAAGTCAAGGAGCGGGTAAAGCAAGTGACGCAAGTATCAAAATGGGTCAAGAAGTTAAACGCTCTTTCCAAGGAGAGTTGGGCATTCACTCGCCATCTAGAGTATTTACTGAGTACGGTGGCCATATCACTGATGGTTTGAGTAATGGTGTAACAAACGGAACATCAAAAGTTATGCAAACCATGCAGAGCATGGCTCAACAGATGTCTCAAAAAGGGCAGCAGATTGTCAATGATATGCGTAGCAAATCAAACCAAATCACAGATGCTTTTAGCACGATGAGCGGTCCAATGCACTCTCACGGTGTTAATGCCATGCAAGGGCTGGCGAACGGTATCTATGCAGGATCAGGCTCGGCTTTAGCTGCAGCTCAAAATATAGCGGCACGTATCACGGCAACAATTCAAAGCGCCCTAGATATCCACTCACCATCTCGGGTTATGAGAGATGAGGTTGGACGTTTTATCCCTCAAGGTATCGCTGTAGGTATTGATGCAGATAGAAAAGTCATTGACTCATCTATGCAAAAGCTAAAAGAGTCAATGACGATTAATGCAACCCCAGAAATAGCTTCTGGATTTAGCGGAGGAGTTGCGGGGATTGCTAATCAGACCACAAATAACTCAAATAACAGTTTTACCCTTAATGTCAATGTTGACGAATCTGACGGTAATAGTCGTGAGAAATATCAACGATTATTTAGAGAGTTTTATTGGTATATGCAACAACAACAAGGAAGGTTAGGTGATATTTGATGACAGCTTTTATCAAATTTGATGGTAAAAAATCTTCAGATTTTGATTTGAGAATTATTAATGATGTTGAGCATGACTCGACCTTTTATGATGTTGGCCAAATTAAAGTACCTGGTCGTGATGGAGTGGTTTTAAAGGACAACCAAAGGCTCGAAGCTGTCGAACGCTCTTATCCTTTGCGCTTGTATAGTAAAAGGCGATTGACAGAAGTAGAGACCGACATAAGCAATTGGCTTAATGTAACAGGCTGGAAAGATTTAGAGTTATCTTGGGAACCTGACTATATCTACAAAGCAACACATATCACTCCATTTAGTATAAAAGAGGTCTTACGTAACTTCGGAAGTTTAAGAGCTAACTTTTTAATCCACCCTATTAAATATTTAAAAACAGGTAAGCAAGAGGTGTCTCTCGTTAATGGTGGTACTCTGCAAAATCCCGGCAACGTTCAGGCTAAACCTATCTTAAAAATCAAAGGCACAGGCGATGGTATTTTAACCATTAATGGCTTTGAGACAGGACTCGAAAATGTCCAAGGAGAACTCGTCATAGATATGGAAAGACATCTCGTCTATAAAGATGTCTTATCAGCTTGGGATAATATTGTCAGGACAGAACATCACCGCATGCCTTTGTTTGATGTGGGGCAAAATAATATCTCGTGGACTGGTAACTTTACCATCACTGCAACACCTAATTGGGGGGTTAAAGTATGATACCAGTTTTATACGAGGCCAAAGAGACCAAGTTTAGGACTTTTGGTCTTGGGGAAATTGCAGACGCTTACGAGGTTAAAGCTACTCGTGAGCGTAATGGCAATTACTCGCTATATATCAAATATCCACTAGATGGTGTCTTTGCCTCTACTTTTAAAGAGGAGATGAAAATCAAGTCTGATGCTGGTCGTAGGACTAAGTGGCAGACTTTTGAGATTAATCGGGTACTACGAAACAGTAAAGATCACATAGAGATTTTTGCACGTCACATCTCAATGCGCACGCAAGATATTGCTCTAAAGCCAATCGTAACAGGATCAAGTGTCAGTGCTGAGACTGCCCTTGAAATTTGGCAGGAGAATCTTGTCGGAGATGATAAGTTTGATGTTAAAAGTGATATCTTAACACTTGGTAGCTTTAACTGGCAGATTGATAAAGTCGGCAATGCTAGAGCTGCTCTAGGGGGTGTCGCTGGCTCAATCTTGGATGTTTATGGCGGGGAGTACGAGTTTGATAATCGCACCATCATCTTACACAAACAAATGGGTCGTAAAGCCCCTACAGTGTTAGAGTATGGCCGCAATATCGTAAGTGTTGAAGAGGAAAGGTTGTTAGATGGCAGCTACACATCTATCTATCCGTTTGTTAGATATACGCCACAACCAAAACCGCAAGAGGAAGCCTCTGGTAAGCCGCATGTAGGCGAGCATGAACAACCCGAAGAACAATTGGTGACACTGCCTGAGTTTATCATGGACGGTCAGTATCTTGACTTATACGCCCAACGCAGAATTCAAATGGTCGATTTATCTAGTCATTTTAATGATGACAAGGGTAAAAAAGAGCCAACGATCGAAGAAATCCGAAAGCTAGCCCAGAAGTACCTTAAAGACAATGATGTTGGTGCACCAAAAGTCAGTATAGAGGTTGATTATATTGACTTGTCACAAACACTTGACTACCAAGATTTTAGGGTCATGGAAGAGGTTGAGCTTTGCGATGTTGTACCGCTCTATTATCCAAAATTTGGCATCACAACCGAGTCCGAAAAAGTCGTTGAGATTGTCTATGACGTCTATACCGATAGCAATCATACTATCAAGTTAGGCACGATTGGTCAGTCTATCTCTAAGAGCCTGACTGGCGGGGTTTCAGAGCGTATCAATGCGTTGGAAAACAACCAAAAAGTGATTGTCAATAACCAGAAGCAGTTTGAGCTTAACTTGCCGAAATATCTCCTAGACATCAATGGCAATCGTGTTTGGCGCGAAAAACCAGATGACAATATTGAGCACAAGATAGGCGACTACTGGTTCGAAAAAAACGGTAAGTATCAGCGGACATGGCTATGGGATGGTAATCAGTGGGTCAAAATTATTGACACAGAGGACTTAGACTTTGGTCAAAGAGCCTATGATGGCGCAATAGCGGAGCTCGAAAAAGCCAAAAAAGCGCAAGAAGAAATCAACCAACGCACCGATAAAGAGCTTGAAGAGTTTAGAGAAACGCTCAAAAATCTAGCTTTGCCCGAAGAAGCTATTAAGAAAATCACTGAATCTATCAAAGTTGATGACATCCCGTCACTTAAGCAAAACTTTGATGACCTAAAAAACAAGGTCAGCGAGACAAGCGAGACAGCCCGATTAAACGCTGAAATCATAGGCACAGATGGTAAGACCCGCTACAACAAAAATTTGCTGGTTGGCGACCCTAATCGTACTAAGTCTTATGATGAGGACTTTATCGAGATTGAGGCCAACGACGGCGGCTTTAAGCGTGGCGAGACCTACACAATTAGCTTTAGTCAGACTTGTGAGCTGCTCCAAAAAGTGGCTATCACGCTGACGCAGGCTAATAACAAGGGACTTAAGCTAGTGCTGACACCAACGAAGGCCAAGATGGAACCGCAGACCTTTAATCTCACCAAGGACACAGAGGTCATCAGCGTTTATCCTTTGAGCTACTCAGCCACTTTAAGTGGTGATTGGTACAAATCTAAGCAAATAGCTTTAAATGCGTCAGACACGCAAGAATTAGCTCTGGGGATGGCTTATAAAGAGGTTGTGGATGGTAATAACGCAAAACTTGCTTTAGATTGGGCGGAAAACCCAGATATTATTTTTGACGGAAATGGAGGTATTTAATGTCAAAAGAAGTTGCATCAGCAAGGATACAGCATAGAGGCATGTCCACGCAAGAGTGGGAATCAAGTTCCGATATTTTGCGAGAGAGAGAAATTGGGATTGACATGACTACAGGTTACCCAAAAGTTGGCGATGGTAAAAGCCGATTTAGTGAGCTAAACGACTTGCGTGGTCCTATGGGACCTCAAGGTCCTACAGGAGAAAGAGGCCCAATTGGCCCAATGGGTCCGATTGGCAAGACTGGTCCCAAAGGGGATAGCATTACTATCACAAATCATAAGCGTGTTTCAAGCGGAACGCAGGTATCTTTTAGCGATGGGACACAAATTGTTGTCCCAAAAGGTGATACTGGTGATGCTAGAGGAATTAACTTAGATGACTATGTTACAAAGTCAGAGCTAAAAACCGTGGGTGCGCCAGATGTTAAAGCCATTAATGACTTTTTAGGACTATCTCAAAAGATGTTTACGAGCAACTATAGTTACTCTGATAGTCTTTTAAAAAGCTATAGTAGCCCTAGTTACTCTGCTAGCTGGTATGTCAACGAATCAACCAAAGACGTCAATGTCAAAGACAAAGTATTGATTACCATAAGTAACACGACAACCCGAGTGGATAACTACTTGGAGGTATCGGTTACTTATGTTGGCTCTAACTACGTGACTGCTACCTCAACAGGGAAGTTATTAACTACTCCTGGCGAAGTTAATGTCCTAACGAAAGAACAAATCGCAGCTGCTTATGCTAAAAAAGAGCACAAACACGAGATTGACGATATCAAGGGCTTACAGAATTCTTTAAACCACAAAGCCAATGCCCAACATAGTCATAGCGAGTACTTACCACAACCGGTTGCGGACAAGCTTTACCTTTCCAAGAGTGAGCTTCAAGGATATTTGTCTGGTTATCTCAGACAAGGCGACATCCAATATCAACTTAACAATATTGGCAAGCTAAAAGATGAGGTCACGGGTCAGTACCTATCTGTCCAAGTGGTTGATAAGGGTCAAGTGCCAAGTGATACCAGCGGCATGATTGTTTTTGAGCGATCTGGAGGCAAATGATGACGTTACAAGATATACCAGATAACATTTTTTATCAGTTAGTAGAGCAAGCAGTAGATACAAAGCTGGTTTGGGGCAAGAGCGTGCAAATAGATAGCTATTACATATCTAACCGCGACAAGTACCGTTTTAGAGCTGGCAGAGATGTTAATATCTATCACATTGTGTCTAGCACACAAGCTGATGTCTATGCGGCAAATAAGTATAACTATCAGTCATCATCAAAACCAGATACTAGCGTCCCAAAGCCTCCTACCGCAATGGGTTTGTATCAATCAATTACGATTGATGGACGGGCTATAGCTCGCGTTATCTGTAACAATCAGGTCATTTGGTCTCAATCAGTAGAGCCGCAAGAAGTCTACAACATTACAGCGTATGTAGACGCTAACGTATCTAAGTTAAATGATTATGCTGTTATTGATTACAATCAGGATTTTGCAATCTACGGTGTAAACTGGTATCGAGTTGATAAAGTCGCTGTTGAGGTTGACGGCAAAATCGTCGCAAAGCTACAAAAACCAGTTAGGGTACTTAGTGGCGGAGGCACAATGCTGTCTATCGAGTCGTGGAATTATCCGTTTGATGGGATAGACAAGTATAAAAACCCAACATTTAAAATTTTGCAAGATTAAGAGGTGACAAATGAGCAGAGATCCAACATTAACATTAGACGAGTCAAATCTCGTCATAGGACCAGGCGGCCGTGTGCATTATACATTTACTGCTAGTCAAGACAACCAAACAGTTAGACTAGCCAGCAACTGTCTAGGGACAGCGCATTTTAACCAACTCATGATTGAGCGAGGGGATAAAGCGACTGGCTATGTAGCACCAGTAGTGGTTGAGGGTAGCGGTGAGTCAACGGGTGTCTTTAAGAGTCTCGAGGAGATGCTTAGTGGCCTACAGTCTATTAATTTAGAGCTGACAGACACCGAAAACTCTGACCTTTGGTCAAAAATCAAGCTTACGACAAATGGCATGTTACGTGAGTATCATCGTGATAACATCACAACGGAAATCGTCGAAAAAGCTGATGGTATCGCTACACGCATAACTGATGATACTGGCCAAAAACTAGCGCTTATTAATGAGACCATCAAAGGTATTAAGCGTGAGTATCAAGACGCTGATAGGCGCTTATCCGCAAGCTATCAAGCTGGTATCGAAGGGCTAAAAGCCACCATACGTGATGATAAGTTAGGCTTGCAAGCTGAGATTAAGGCTTCCGCCAGTGGCATAGTCAGACAGTTTGAAAATCAGATAACTGGGCTACAATCATCAGTCGCTCAAACCTCAGACAAAATTGCTCAAGAGATACGGGATCGCACTGGTGCAGTTAGTCAAATCCAATCAACGGTTGAGAGCTATGCCAGACGATTACGTGACGCTGAAGGCAATTACAATAGTCTGGCAGAAACAGTGGCAGGCTATGAGCGCAGGATATCTAGTCACGATGAGACTATCTCCTCTAACTTTACACAGCTTAAAAGCTTAATTAATGCCAGCGTATCCCTGGAAAAAATCCAATCTATGCTGCAACTATCTGGTGACAGTATCATGTTTGCGATTAAAGACAAAATCCCGCAAAGTAAAATGTCTGGTAGTGAGATAATCTCAGCGATTAACCTCAACGCTTATGGCGCAGTCATTGCAGGTAAAAACATCGCTCTTGATGGCAATACCACTGTTAATGGCACCTTTACCACAAAGATTGCCGAAGCTATCAAGATACGAGCTGACCAGATTATCGCAGGTACTTTAGATGCCTCTAAGGCTCGTATTATTAATCTAAACGTTAGCAGTATCGTTGGTTTAGACGCTAACTTTATCAAGGCAAAGATTGGCTATGCGATTGTTGACATGCTTGAGGGCAAGGTTATTAAGGCTCGTAATAGTGCGATGCTTATCGACCTCAACTCCGCCAAGATGGATTTTAACAGTAATGCCACCATCAACTTTAACAGCAGGGATAACGCTCTGGTACGTAAAGACGGTACACACACTGCCTTTGTCCACTTTAGTAATGCGACGCCAAAAGGCTATACTGGTTCGGCACTATATGCCTCTATTGGTATCACCTCATCTGGTGATGGTGTTAATTCGGCCTCGTCTGGTCGTTTTGCGGGTTTGAGGTCGTTTAGGTATGCTACAGGCTATGACCATACTGCTGCAGTCGACCAAACCGAGCTATACGGTGATAATGTCTTGATTACAGATGACTTTAACATCAATAGAGGATTTAAATTTAGACCAGACAAAATGAAAAAAGTGCTTGATATGAATGATTTGTATGCATCAGTTGAGGCCTTGTGGAGGTGTTGGTTACATGCCAATAACACAGCGTGGAGTTTTAACTCCGATACCACCAGCGCAATTATCAGAGAGTATAACGCCCATGGAAACGGGCTATAGGAGAAAACATGGATTTAACACTAAAAAACAAAGAATTAAACACACTTTATAGTGTACTAGACAAAATCAAGGTCACTAATATGCGTGCCAATCGTGGACGTGCTAAATTATTGGCAAAAGTGGTCGATAAAATCAAAGAGTATGCCAAGGATGAGGGTGACCTTATTAATCTGTATGCGGCCAAAGACAAAGATGGCAAGTTTGTCATCGATGAGCGCAAAAACATCAAGCTAGCAGACCCGACAAAAATTGACGAGCTTAACGACCTGCTCACAGAGCTTGGGGAAGAGCTTATCACTATTAAAGGCCATGAGTACTCTAAGCGATTTATTGATTTTTTAGTAGTATCTAGCAGAGTCAGAAGATGAGTTTACAGCTAGCGAAATTGTCTTAATTGACAACGTTTTAGAACAATTTGAAGAAAGTAAAAAAGGAGAATAAGATGAAAACATTACAACTATCAGGAAAACCATATCCTATCTATGAAGAGGGCAAAATTACTAAAACAGAAGTGCGACTAGTTGGTGATGGTGGCCTATTTATCCCTGTTGAATTAATTGGTGACCAGACAGCTAAGGAAGCAGATGACTTAATGGATATGGCTTTGAAAGCTTTTGTGCGTGAGTATGTGACTGAGTACGCTGTGGCAGAATCGGTGCAAAAAGTTGAAATCCTTAACGAAAAAGTCAAGGAATACGATAAGCAAATGGCAGCCATGCAAGCAAAAGGGGAACAGGCTATTAAGGATAATCAAGCTAAGGTTGATAAAGCTGTCGTCGAATTGACTGAGTTGGTAACGTCAAGCTTAGCTGGACTAACGATGCCTGAAGTTGCTGGTAAAGAGTGATGGAACGCACCTTAAACACTATTGTGACCCTATTTGAACTGTTAAAACAAGGAGAAATGACTATGACATTTACAACAGACTATTTAATCGTTGACGTATGGTATCGTCGTGTTCGTGACGGCATCTGTGAGTTTGAACAAGTGCCGAAGCTATTTAATTTACGTGATTGTGTGATGGAGCTGCTTAGCCAAAAAGTTGACAAAAAGGCAGAGTGAGGTGACTAGATGCACGACTTTTTAGTACAACTAAAAGAGCTTGGGACGGCTATTAGTGCCCTTGCCCTCATTGGTGGTGCTATGATTTGGATTTACGAAAAGCTTGTCATCGAGCCAGACAGCCGATTGGCTGAGCGGTTACAAGCAGAAAATAACAAATTATTGACAGATACAGTAAATCCTCTAACTGATGCCATCAAAGACCTAAACTACAATCTCAACACCGCTACAAAAGAGCGTGCTGAGATGCGAAAAGACATTGAGGTGCACGAGGGGAGACTCGATGCACACGACATCCGCTTAACTGTATTAGAGACAAAGGAGAAATAAAATGCAAGAAATCACTAATATTATCACAGGGTCATCTCTATCAATCTTGACTATCTTTGCAGGTATTGTAGTCAAGTTGGTCAAAGATTATCTGCTTAAAAAAGGTGGCGAAAAAGCTGTTAAAATCGCTGAAATCGTCGCAATAAACGCTGTTGAAGCAGTTGAACAGATTGCTTATGATAAAGACATCAAAGGCATTGAAAAACTCACAGAAGCAAAAATAAGCATGCAAAGCGAGTTGTCTAAGCACAGCGTCACCCTATCCAATGAAGATTTAGAAATGTACATTGAAGCGGCGGTTAAACGCATGCACGCTGAATGGCGAAAGGAGCAATAA